AACGCAACTACCACCCGAGGCACCTGCTCCAGTTGCTAAACTAGAAAAAAGAGAAGCACAATTTCTAAAATCAAATGGACTCATTAAAGTTGAGTTTGACGAACAAGGAAATTTCTATGGTCTTACTGCAACAGGAACTGCTTATATCCAAACAAATCATACAGCGTCACGTGAAGATGCATATAATATTGCATTGATGCGTGCCAAGAGAAATGTTTCGGAATTCTTGTCTAATGATGTTAGTTCAAACAAATTTTCAAGAACAATTACCAAAACACTTCTAAAGAATGATTCGAATGAATCATTAAAGTCCAATAAGACTGAAGGTAATGATAAGACGTCAAATCTTGAAGATCTAGATTTAGATAGTGGTGGTAATTCAGAAACTATGACAGCTGAAGATCGTAATCGTGGTCAGCGTGTTGCGACGTATGTTAAAGAACAAATGACTGACAACTCTGCTGCTCTTTTGCGTGGTCTTGTTATTACAGCTCGAAACGTAGAGAAAGATAGCAACCTAGTATCAGTAGAAGTTCGTGTTTCTAAGCATTCGATTGCTGCATCCCATCAACTCAAAGCAATGATTGAAGGATTACGATAAAATGAAAATTCTTGTTGCGGCAACTTTGTTTGTCTCGCAAGTTGCCTTTGCTGCTACAACAATCCACTCAACAGGTAAGGGCGAAACGCAAGACGAAGCAGTTCGCCGAGCGAAAATCTCTGCTGTTGAAACGACAACAGGCTCTTTTAATCTTGGTCACCGTAGCGTTCGTGGGGATCGATATAATGAAGAAATCGATGACTATGTTTCTGGTGTCATCATTGAATCTGAAGTCCTAACTTCCGAGAAGAAAGACGGACTATGGCATGTTAAGATTCGTGCTGTTGTTGATGATAGCAAACAAGGTACATTCGAAGTCCAACGAGATAAACCTTTGTTCAATGAGCGAACACAAAATAAAATCGCTGAAATGAACAATCGAAAAGAGGTTATGGACAAACTTGACTCTAATGGCCAGATGCTTTATCTTGCTGACCAGCGAGTTGATGTGAGACCCCATCATGATGTTACTGTTGTTACGATTAGTGGTCGGGTGAAGTGGCAACAAAAATGGGTACAGGATTTTGAGAAATTTGTTCTCTATGCTGGTAATATGAACACGGCTAAGAAAACTTACCAAAGTAATGTTTACTTGCCAGTATCTTTCTCTAATCCAATTTTTGTTGTTGGTAATATCCTTTCGAATCCATCAGAGAGTGAAACACGTCCAGGATATGCTTATTGTTTTGTTGAAGCAGGCAGTAGATTAGATCAACAACGATGCGCAAATCTTGGTTATGAGATGCGAAACTTTCCAAAATTTAACACTATCAAAACAACGATTGTGTTTAAGGATACAGAGGGTAGGGTGATTCATAATTTGAATTACACCAAGTTTGACATCAAGGTAGCAGATTTTGCTAGTGCGGGAACAACCAAGAAAGATAATTTCTTATTCTTTAGCGCATCGCACTATTTTAAAACAAATACATCTATCGTAATGACAGATGCATCTGTTCCTGTTACTTTTGATTTTACTGTGAGAAATGAACTTGTGCCGAAAATTGGCTCATATTCAGTTGTTATTAACTAAGGAGAAATAATGGAAATCAATATTAAAAAAGTGGATAATGGATTCGTTGTAGACTTCCAGAATCCAGAACTAGATGTTTATCAAACATATGTTTTTACAAAATACAGCCAAGTAGTTAAGTTTTTACGTGAGCATCTTAACGGAAAGGTTGAGTAATGACATTAGAAGAAACAAAAAAGGCATTTGCTGAGTATCTAAACTCAGCTGATCCTGATGCTAGTTTATATGAAATTCATAAATCCTTTGTCATAGAAAAGATGAAAATGGATAAATATTTTTCTATCTTTCTTGATGACAATGAGCATGAAATGAATCTTTCAGAAAACTATGACAGTCCTGCTTGGGTAACTTATAAACAAAAAATGAAAGAATATAATGATATCGAAAGATTTGTTAATCAGTCAAGGTATTATCTCAGTAAAACAAATGTTTGAAAACCCAAGACAATTTTCTTTACATATAGAGACCATAGTAAAAGAGAGAAAGATCTCACACATGGATGCTGTCTTAGAATATTGTAAAGAGAATTATCTTGAACCAGAAGATGTTAAAAAATTGATCAATAAATCATTAAGAGATAAGATTAAAGTAAATGCTACAGAACTCAATTACTTTCCAAAACAAGCCACACTCGATGTCTAGTAATAAAGCATTGAATGCTTATAGAATGTATCTCGCAGCAAAATTACATTTTACAACTGATAAGTATGATATAACTGAGTTTCATGCTAAAGTTCGTGTGTCACGCAAAGCATTTGATGAAAGAAATCAATGTTCTTTATACGAAAAGTTTGCAGATAAATTTGATTCTAAGTTAGAAATGGCTCAATATTTAATTGCAAATTTTGCTTATGGTGCGTGGGGAAACACAGACATAGTTTATGGCACAGCAGAATCTGATCAAAACTTCAAAGAGTGGAATCGTAGGAAGCAATCATTAACTCAAGTGTTTAAAACAGATTTGAGTAAGATTAAATTAGAATGGGAAACTAATAATATGCTTCCATTAATTCATGATCTCAACTCTGAATTCCCAAGAGTTCCACATTTGTTTCAAATGTTTCTCGGAAAACACATTACTCTTGAAACTTTGATTATTGTTGATAGATTTAATCCTTTTCTTGAAACTTGGAAAAAAAATATGGGTCAATTGTTCCAAGAAGAAATTCGTAGAATAATTAAAACCAAACCATTTATTCGTTTTGATGAGAAAAAAATGAAGCCAATCTTTGTTGAATTTATCAAAGAGATTTAAACATGGGTAATACCTATCGCAAAGAAAAGACCTTCGATGAAAGGTCTAGTAACAAAACCAAAAGACATATTACTGCTGAGCACCAGCGAAAAACAAATAAGAATCGAAGAGTCATCGATGTTCTTTATGAAGACGATGATGAAATTGATTATGAAGACGACTATGAGGATGATTATGAACCTGAAGAAGTTCAACACAATAAATCGAAGTGAGCATTTTGATGCCATTTCTATTAACAAAAAACTTGATATTGAAACAGTAAAAGACAAAGAAACTGGATTACGTTATTTTGTTGTCAAGAATGTTCTTGAGGATCCAGATAAATTTGTTGATTTAATATCTAAACACAATGCTTATGGTGGTGACGTGGAAGTTACAACTCCAGGGTATCGTCAACTGATAAGTTCTCTTGAGATTCCAACAATCTCCAAATTATATGCTCAGGTGTTTAGAGAATTTACTAATGTTGATACAAAACTATCAAGTTGGTATTATACAACAAACATTTTTCATAAAGATATGGTGATTAAGAATAGCAATAACATGCCAAGATTTGAACCATATCCTGTAGCAACAGCATTATGCCTAACGAAAAATCCAACAGTTGGTTTGGGATTCTATAAAATTAAACTTGACAAATATCAAGCAGTAAGGTATAATGATGATATTAAAGAATTGTCTGATGACTTATTCAAGAGAGCATTTCCTATCTATTCAGGTAATGACGAACAAGAACCAAAGTCATGGGCAAACTTTGAGGGGAATGAAAATTGGGAACTGTATTCGTTTGAGAAATTCGAATATAACAGTGCGGTTTTATACGACCCATTGTTCTTTCATCAAGTATTATTCGATAACAACAAACTTGACAGTGTTCAATATTCATTAGTTGGCTTTTTAGATTCTCCAATTGTTAAAGTTCCTTTTTGGGATATGAAAGAAAAAACTATTGAAGAGAACAAAAAGGATGACTAAATAGTTGTATATCATGAATAGTGTGACATACGACAAAACTTATACATTTTTTATACGACAAAGGAAAACATATGGATATCAATACACTTCGCAAATCTCGCACACAAGATTTCTCTAAAATTCTTGGTGAGTTCGATAAAATCGCAAAGCCATCAGGCGAGGGTGGTAAATCTTACGAAGACGATCGTTTCTGGAAACTGACTCCAGATAAAGCAGGTAATGCTACAGCTACGATTCGTTTTCTCCCACGAGTTGAGGGTGACGAGTTCCCATGGGCACGTGTCTTCAATCACAGTTTTCAAGGTCCGACTGGTAAATGGTACATCGAGAATAGTTTGACTACTCTTGGTGAGAATGATCCTGTTGGTGAACTAAATTCACGTTTGTGGAATTCTGGTTCTGAAGCAAACAAAGAAATTGCTCGCAAACAAAAACGTAAGTTGACATATATCGCCAACGTACTTATCATTAACGATCCTGCTAAACCAGAAAACAACGGACAAGTTAAATTGTTCAAGTTTGGTAAGAAAATCTTTGATAAGATTATGGACAAAGCCAATCCTACCTTTGAAGATGAGAAACCAGTTCTCGTGTTTGATTTGTGGGAAGGCGCAGACTTTAAATTGCGTATGCGTAAAGTAGATGGTTACTCTAATTATGATCAATCTACATTTATGGAACAGACAGAAATTGCTCCAACTGATGAGGAAAAACTTGCTATCGTTTCTAAGCAATACAAGTTATCTGAGTTTTTGGATCGTAAGAACTTTAAAACTTATGATGAACTCAAGCGTAAACTTGAGCAAGTTTTGAGTGGTGAAGGTGCTCCATCTCGTACTGCTGCGCAAATTGCTGAAGAAGAAGATCGTCCTGAGGCACCTGCTCCAAGAATCGCTTCTAAGCCAGCTGTTGCTCCAGCAAAATCAGTAGCAACTACTGCTGATGATGAAGATGACTTGTCTTACTTTCAGAAGTTAGCAAACGAATAATCTTCTGGGGAGCTTCGGCTCCCCATTTAACGCCAGTATGGACCTTCCCAATATAAATCTAAATGATATTTTTTGCCTGCTAACACAGGCATCACTTGAGTAAAACGAAACGCTGGATAAATTATCAGCGTTCCTTTCGTTCTTATATCATTCGGACTTGGTTGTTCTTTCGATGAACCAAAATACATAATAAAATCTCCACCCTCATATTCTTTACCATCAGATAAAATCACTGTCGCACAAAGTTTCCTTTGATTCGCATTTGAGATCCAATTAACACTTTGGTGTTTTGTCCAGAATGCTTTTTCTGCTCCATCATATTCACTTACCAAAAAATTTTTTGTTTTCCAAGATTCATCCCAATTAATACTGAATAGAAACACTTCTTCATTAATGTGTTTCGCTGTTTCTGTTATTTTGTTTATAATAGATTTAATCTCTGGTTTATCAATATCAAGTTGTAGAGATTTACTAATTCTATATGTAAAATCAACTTTTGGTGGAGCAAATCCAATCATTGAACGAACTGCTTTTTCTTCATTTGTTTTGTAGTGATTTAATAAAATATCACATTCACTGTCAGTTAAAAATTTTGTTGAATGATATAATTCGCCTAACATTTATTTCTCCTTAATATTATGCAGCAGGATAATATCTTCTATCTAGATATTTCTGAAAAGTTGTATCTGCATTTTTCGTGTCTTTTGGACCTTGTTGTGTCGTAGTATTATTTACTACGTTTGTTACTGGAGCATTTACATTTGTATTATTTCCAGATGTTTGTGCTGCTGCTGCTTCTGCATCTTGAACACCACGTCTGCGTGCTTGAATTTCTACTGCTTGAGATGTTGGCACTTTTTCTGGAGTAGCTTGAGTAGCAGCAGAAACTGATGATTTATCAGAAACTTTTGACACTCCAGTTTTAGATTGTAGATTTTTTTCTTGTAAATATCTTTTATCTGCAAATTTTTCTGCGATTGCACGATTATTTCCTGACAGTTTTAACTCTTCTTGGAAAATTTTCTGATAGAGTGGATCTTTTGCTTTTACTTCAGGATCAATTGACTGTCCTTGACTTGTGTTTTCTGTGCCTGCTGGTGCTGCTTGAGATGCTGCTGGTGCTGCCATTTCTCCACCAGTTCCTGTTACTGCTTGATAACCAGATACTGCACCACCACCTGCTTTTTTCCCGAGATATTTACCACCAATATAACCTGCTGCTCCACCAAGGAGACCACCAACTACTGTTCCAACTGGACCTAAGAATGTTCCTAAAGCAGCACCTGCTTTCATTCCAGCGAGAGCACCACCAGCAGCACCAACACCACCACCTACTGCTTCGCCTTTCTTAACTTGTCCTTGTTCTTTTGTAATCTCTCCAGCATCAACTTGTCTTTGTGCCTCAGAGTAATCACCATATGCATCAGCTGCAGCTGTTCCTACTGCTAGTATACCACCACCAACTTTTGCAACTGTACCAAGTTTACCAGCCATTCCTGCTAGTTTGCCTACTTTTCCTGCAGTTCCTGCTGCTTTACCACCACGTCCGAGCAGATCAGCAGCACTACTAAGTAAGCCACCACCTCCACCACCAACACCATTTTCGGCGATAACCTTTAATGCTTCAAGCATTTCTTCAGTACGTTTGTCCATTTTCTTAAAATGGTCATCGGTAATTGTATAAAGAGCAGTAATATCTTCTTGTTCTTTTTTCTGAACTTCGAAATGTTCACTAGCGACTTCTGCTGCTTCCATTTCTTTTTCAGCAGATTGTATTTGATTTAAATTTTGATCAGCAGGACCTTCTTGTTTGTCACCTGTTCTTGGATCTAAATTTTTAATCGCATCAACAAGTTCTTTTTGTTTCGCAAGATTTTCTTCGCTTACTTTATAACCTGCTTCTCGAATTCTTGCTTCTTCTTCTTGAAGTCGTTTTAATTCTTCACGTTTAGATGCAATTTCTTCAAACAATGAATCAGCAATTTGACGAGAGGTGTCTGCTGATAGTGTCTTTCCTGCTTCTGAATATTGCTGAAAGTCGCCAATAAATTTTTCTTTATCTTGACGACGTTGCTCTTTTGCTTCTGATTTTTCTTTATATGCCTTAGCAATGCCTGTTAGACCCAAACTTTCGAAAAAAGATGAACCAGCTAAACCAGCACCTTCTTTACCACCTGTTACGGATGTTCTTCCTCTCTCATAGTTAGATTTGATACTATCTGCGAGATCTCCTGCAAACTGTCTAAGTTTTATATTTCCAGGTTGATATTCTTCTAGTTTATCTAAGACTAATCTCATTTGTTAATTCTTTCTTGTAATCTTTGTCGTTCTTCTTCTAGATGTTGTAACAACATCGACACATATATCTCCCTCTCAAATGGCATCATATTCTCTAGTTCCTCAAGTGAGTATTTATGATGCTGAACCAAACCGAAATTTATTTGATAGTGATTAAACAAATTTTCATGACTAAGGCAAATTAAAAAAAACTATCTATTCCTTCAATTATATAATCATTATGTGTTTTACATTTGGGACAATCAAATTCAATCTTTTGTTGCAAACGTGGTGTTGTCTCAAAAAACTTTTTAATTTTATCAGTCGGTGCTCTAGGCAAACCCTCAACGAACTTAATTAAATCCTGTTTCTTTTGTTCTTTTGCAGGATAAACAGATTCTGCATCGTAAATGTAATCAATACAGCTTACGATTAGATCTAAAATTTGATCAGGATTTGAAGTATCTAATTTTGAAATATCTTTTAGAATGGAAGAATTCGCATACTTCATAACTACACCAACATCATCAAACAGATCGATTTTATTACTATGACCTTCTGGTCTAATTAGTTCTGGTTCAATCTTAAAAGATATTTTAGTTTTGTCTTTACATTCATTATTTTTACATGTAAATATCAATTCAACTTCTTCACCAACTGATTTAGCACGTAGTTGTGTAAACATATATTCTAAATCAAATATAGCAAGATCGTCAACATTAATATCTTTATCTAAAATACAGTCAGATATAACTGTTTTTAAAGTATCAATCATGTTTAGTTCTTCTTCGCTTTGTTGCGCTAGAAGAAGGTTTTTCTCATCCTTTACTAAGAATGGTCTAAACTTTATTTGCTTTCCAGTAGAAGGCAATGTTGTTGTATAGACAGGATGTTTATACATTGGTAATGTCATTATTATTCCCCTTTAGACATATTGTTAATCAACTTATTCAATTCAGCTGTGCTTCCAACAAATATTGCATTGTTGTTTGTTACACTTTTTTTAGGAGATAAACCATCTTTCGTTTCTTCTAAATTTTGTTTCTGTTTATGAAGATCCATAAGTTGCTGGTTTACATCAGCAAGTTGTTTTATTAAATTTCCAACAACTTCAAAAGCACGTGGATGCTCTGAAGATTTTGCAACTTCAAGAGCACCTATCAAAGCATCTTCTCCCTGTAACAAGAGAAGATGCAAGTTTTTTCTTGTCTGATCAAAATCAGACTCAACTTTTTCCGTAGATGTTTTTGCAACATCATCTTGAATAACAAGATTTGTTGTTACACCTACCTTTTCATTTTCAACTTCAATGTCAAAAACTTTACTCAATTCTTTATCAGTCTTCAATTTTCATGCGTCCTTTAGGAACAACAGGAGCATCATCAGGAATTTTAGCAGATGCCATTGGTGATGGTGTTACTGTTGGTGTTGGTGATAATGATGGCATACTTGAACTTATTGGAGATGGAGTTGGTGAACCTACTGATGTTGGAACAGTTGATGCTCCAGCAACTTTCTCTTGCGTTCTACCCCAAGCAGCAATACCTAATACAGCACCCATAGCCAAGTGAAATAAACCTGCACCCTGTAGTGTTAGAGGATTCCATTGTGTAACAGGTTGATGTAATACTGCTTGTAGAATTGACCAAGCTACTGGAAATAAAACCATGTCACAGAAACATACAACCATATACATCCATCCCATAGCAGGACGCCATTTCTTTTGCATCCAATCTTCTTTTGCTTTTTCTTCTGACATAATTACCCTTTCTTTTTATTATTGTTATTATATGTCAATTTCTTGATATGGCCAATCTAATGTACTTCCTGATACATTAAATGATTGAATTCCACCACCAAGTAAATCTTGATATGATGGCGACCCCATATTAAAATCTGGAATATATTGTGAATCATTACTGCCACTTGCTACATTTAATGGTAGCCAATATTTGTATTCAATTGTTACTGACAACTTAGTAATTTCTTTTGATCCTGCACTAAAAGAAATTGGTGCTACTGTTTTAGGATATGCTTCATATAATCTTACAGCATATCTTGGTCTTTCTTCGTCGCTTGCATCTAGTTGATCGATTTCAATTGTTCCAATATAATCTTCATAGTAACTAACCATTCTAGAAACTGGATGAATCATTAGTTGTTGCCACTCATCCCAAAACTTTTTAATATCTAATCTGCTATCAAGTATCCACTCCATATTAATTGGTTCAAATTGACGATTGTAAATTACTTCACGTTGTTCGCCATATGTTAGTACTGGGTTTGAAACAAAATTCATTCCTGGCATTGATACACTTTGGCACAACAATCTTAATTTTACATCTGGTGCGTTAGCGACCAAAAATTGTGGTGGTGTGATTGTAACAAGATATCGATTATCTCTTGCTAATCCTTCTTCTTTTACTTGTGCTATAAATTCGTTAATTGATGCCATTAGATTGCCCTTTTAGAATC